TTGCGTGATCATCATTAAAAATTAAACAACCTCGCGCAGTGAAGGAAGCTGAAGTCCATGAAATATTTGGACTGAAATCACAAACCGCTGTATCACTATCCAACACAGGAGTTACACTTGTTAGTGCTTTTCCTTTTGCTGTATAACCACCAGTAGTCGCTAATTCTTCTGAAGTTGTGTAAGCAGTTGTTGATTTATTTAAAGTTGCATCACTGTCGTATAATGCCAGATTAAAAGTATCACCGCTTGATGCCGTAAAGTTATGTTCAGCCTCTAAAATTTCCTGTTTGAAACTGTTACAAATTGCTGATGTTATTGCCATAGTTTTTATTCCTTTTAAGGAGAAGGAGAATCAATTTTTATACGAATTGTTCCATCATCGTAGTCGTCTCTTCTTCTTCTACCTACTTGTTCGATAGCGAACTTCTCTACCTCTTTATTATATCGTTGTTCGTAATATGTCAACATGTCTTGAGGGCCTTTTAAATACCCAAAAGCCTCCACTAAACAGGCATAAAGTAAGCCATTCGCAAAATTCCTGCTTAAATACGTTCCAGTAATATTATTGATTAAACTACCTGGTATAGCTACATAATTAACTTGAAAAGTATAGGTTTTATCTGGACAGGGAGCAAACATAATCGTTCCAGAGGTCGTATCGGAAAACCCTGTTGCTCCTCCAAACATAGCATAATATTTAGGAATATTTCTTCCTGTGGCTACAGTCGTTCCCGCTGAACCATAATTATTATATTCATTAAGAAAGGTAACATCTCTTTTTTCTAAATATTTTAAAGTATTAGGAGAAGTATCGTCTTCTGTAACTTGAATTGATCTTACGGCTAAACATCCAGCAGGAGCATTAATATATTCTTGACCTATCACTAAAGATCCTGTTTGAGATTTTCGATCAGCGTCTATATTAACATCTCTTAAAATTCTAGTTTCCGCATCTGTAATAAAACCATCAGTAATAGTTGAAGTAAAAACATTAGTGTCAGTTACTTCAGTGTAATTCTGAATTGCTGTCGTCAATGTTGCATATGTAAAATTAGTTGCCATTATGCTTGTGGTCCTATTGTTTTTAATGTAACGGGTCCAGAAGAAACAGTGTTTCCTCCAAACGTAACACTGCCCAGTGTAGCAGTGTCTGTGTTAACGGTAAAGTGATAATAATTTGCTGGTGTTTGTAATAATTGAACCGTTGCTCCTGTGTTATGGGTTGCAGCTGTAGAACCAAACGCTCCTCTAGTAATTCCTGTTAAATTATTTCCACTGGTTCCAGTGTAACTTAAAATTTCTGTATCTATTAAAACTCCCCATGTCGGTGTGCCTACAGGATTGGTTGCCGTTGGTTCATATTGTCCATTAGACACTCCTGTAAATTGTGTTGCACTTGCTAGAAGAACTGTTGTTGTACTAGCATCTATTCCTCCGTTAAGCGTAGAAGTATTGGCATAAAGTTTTCCAGGTTTAATGGTATAGCCAGCAGCTAAACACATTTTAGCTCCTGTAATTCCATCGGCTTCTGGTATGTTAGCAAAACCAGGAACTGAACTACCCGAACCTTCAACAGGTCCCTCTGGTCCAATGGTGTCTGCTGATCCTGTGCCAGGAGAAGTTGTTGGAGCTCCTCTAAATCTTACCGTGTCACCATAACTTCTTTGATGATCAAGTTGAGAAACATTTATAATTCCCGAAGCCGCGGCATAAGTTTCAAAAGGATTAAAACCTAACCAACGTAAAGCATCAGCAGGAGGTAATTGAACTCTAACTTTAGGAAGAGCTGTTGGATCTGCTTGATGAGGGTAAGGATCTAATTGTGGTTGTTTAGATTCAAATTCAGAATAATGAACAAATAAACCATTCCATTGTGTAACCATTTCATTCCATGGAAATGATTGTCCACTAATATCTGAAACTGCTAATGCATATTTTCCTTGTGCGTATCGTGCCATAATTAAATATTAGGATAATAAGTCTTCGGCGTAATATAAGTACTTGCCGAAGAACCATCCGCTGCCTCCGCTCTAACTAGTTCATCTTCGTATAATAATTTTAAATTTTGTGTTCTGTCAGCTGCATATTTTAAACTTAAATAATATGCCAGTCCTGACACCATACAAGGAATATAATTATAAGGCACATCTGCTGCATTAAAATAATCTCCTGCGTCTTGAATTCTTTTTAAATACCAAAAATGAATAAAATTTCCGGCTTGTGTGGAACTCGGTGTAATATATAAAGTTACTGTTACTTTATCTATAAATCTTTGTACCCAATATTCTGAAGGTTGTCCTTCTGCTAATCGATTTGTATTAGCAGCATAACTAGCTCTATCAATTTTTGTTAAAGGAGTATCAGATTGAGAAGTGCTTCCTCTACTAGTTCTGTATGAAGTTTGCAAAACATCTTCAATGCCATAAATACTTTCAGCGACTCCCGCATTAGTAACACCAGCATCACTGGTGCCATCTCCAGCCGAACGATAGAAAGTATAGATAGCTTGAGAAGCTACTAACGTTACATTAGTTTCTGCAACTTCCCAAAAATGTAATCCACGATTAGACCATTCTTGAAAAAGAATATTTAAAGATCGTCTTGCTGTTTTTAACTGGTAACCAGCAACTCCTCTAAGTCCACATCTTTCATAAGCTTCTTCAACAATTTCATCAATTGAAAAATTCTTACCGAACGTTGCTGTTCCGGAAGTAGTATTCGCCATACGTTACCCCCTTCTTATGTGTATGTTCCAGTAACTACTAAAAAATCACAATTTGATAGAACGGCGTACATGCCAGTATCACAATAGATACCTTGGCCAGGTACATAGAAATGAGTCCACTCACCATCTGCAGTTCCAAATTTTAATTCAGCCACTAATTTACTTGCTGTTGTAGCTCCTACGGTATTATAAATTTTTACACTTGCATCCGCACCACTAGCTTGTGCTGTAATCGCCATGATTCTAGCTTTAGTAATATCCGTTGCAGTTGTTCTTACATACTTTTGTAGCTGTGCTGTTGCCGCTACCGCAATGGTTTGTCGTACATCTGTTTGCATTTATGCTCCTAATTTCTGTGAGCTCCCGAAGGAGCTCACAATTATGAATCTTACGATTCTTTAGCCCAAGTACCTTGAGCGTCAACTACTGTCCAATGGGCAGTAGAATTTAAAGATGCGAGTTTTACAAAATCCCCAACTTTTGATGTTGCTTTTGTATTAATTAAATCTTTATCGTCTGTTAAAGATCCTGCATACAAAATACCATCACTAGCATTAGGACTAATAGTAAAAGTGTTACTTCCATCAGGTGCAGTGTTGACAAATGTAATTACATTTCCAATTGCAATTGCTGGGAGAGTAAACACAACTCCATCAGTTTTTGATGTAAGGGTTTGTCCTGAATCAGTAGTAATAACGACAGTATAATTAGATTCTTTTGCTGTAATATTAAATCCAGTTATACCTGCTTCGTTTTTCTTACCAACTAAAACGGGTCCTCTAAATAGTGTTGTTGCCATGATTATAATCCTCCTAGATTATTTGAATGTAGTCTCTAGGTCGTCGACTATACTCGTCTACATTCGTTAATTTAATTGTATAGTAATTTAGATATAGCGTACTTTTGAATAGAGCGCAAGCGATACTGTAACGTGGAGAGAATTTCCGAGAGATAGCTTTTTGTTAAGTAGCTATTGAAACTTCAGCCTTAGCTTCTTCTATTTGGTTAACACGGTGAGCTGTTCTAGCTTCTTCTAGTTTGATTTCAGTGACAATTTCTCTAATCTTGTCATCAATCTTTACCATGTTAAGAGTATATTTACCCGATTCGTTATACTCTTGTTCCCAACTCAACTCCAAGGACTTTTTCTGTTTGTATAGGTCTTGAGTCATATATAACTTCCTCATAAGTTATCCATTTACCTTTTTTATTGGTAAATCCATCACTATCAAACTTTACCTCATTTTTTCCTAGTTTGTCAAGGATGGATTGTTCAATGCTAATTACATTGTCTTCAGCCATAATAGTGAAGTCAGCATAATAGCCATGGTATCGGATCTGTACTCGAAAGTTTTTCATAGGTCTAATTTCTTACTTTATAGACGAAATGAGGCGATTTTGAGGCCGCCTCATTTCTAATTTAGTGACGATTAAGCACCTTCTGATGCGAAAATACCTCTAGGGTCAGATACTCCAAATGAGTATCTTTCTCTAGCTTTGTATCTTACGTTACCAGTTGAGAAATCACCTTCCATTTTAGTTTGGATAGGTAATCTGTCAAACATTTTCATTCCATTAGGAACATCAGTAATAACATACCAAGAATCAGTATCTGTTAGATAGTGATTTACTCTGTAACCTTGAGGTATCATCCCCATGTTTCTTAGAGCATTGATATCATTATCAGCAGTTCCTACTCTACCTTGAGATTTTAATAATCTCTCAGCTTGGAACTGGTTAGCAGGTGGAACAATCATTTTCATTCCTCTTGCTGCTATTTTCAGACCACGTTCATCAGTCATTGCAGCGATATCAATTAACGCTTGCTCTAACGATGTTTCGTTTAAGTCTGATTGTGTTGATAATGTGTTTGAAAACGTAGGTCCAATACATGGGTGTGCTGTATTAAACAAAGAAACTGCATCACCTGAATCATAGTTGTCTGTAGTAGGCAACCCTTGATTTAAAGGTACTGCTGCTTTGATTTGTTTAGCATTCGCCATGGATCTTGCTAGTGCTTTTGTATAACGAGACGCAAGTCTGTCATACAAATTATCTTCCATTGCTTCTTCAGTTAAAGCAAATGCAAGAGCTACTGTTTCGTTAGTATATCTTGCAGTGAATGTTTCTTGAGCATTGTCGTAAGCAACTGCTGAACCCTCAGGTTTAACATATGCGTTAGCAAAGCCAGATAACATTACTTCTTCTTCAAAAGCTCTGTCAGATGATTCAGTAACATAAATTTCTTTATGTTCCTGGTCGTATCTTTTGTACTCCAAGCCGAACAAGGCGTTTAAACCTGGCTCAAGCTCTTTTACGAGTTGTTGTCGTGATATTGCCATGATTTATATACCTCCCGTAAATGATCCAAAAATATGTTCCGCAATTTGAACACGCCAATTTACATTAGCTGCTGTTAAATCACTATTTTTTGGATCTCTTGAAACGCCAATAACTTTTAATTGAGCGATATCAGCACTTAAATCTGAATCGTCCAGTTCTTGGCCTGATACTCCGTTTAAAGT